AATACGTGCTGTTGTAAAGATACGCCTTCTTTTTCTTTTAAAGATTGTATGAAAGACATTCATATTAAGTCAAGTTGCGTTTCAAGTTGTTGCGTAAAAGGAAATAGTAAAATTGAAAAAAATATTGAAAAAGAGAAAGAAAATAATATTCATCATCATTCTCATCATCATCATAAACATCATAAGCATCAAAAACATTAATTTTGTTGGAAAAATTGCCATAATATTTAAAAGAAAATCAAAAAATCCTACAAACTAATTAATTAGACAAAAATTATAACAATTAATTAATTAACTATTAGAATGCTAATATTTAATTATATTAGATATGACTGAAATAAATAAGTATCATACAAGCAAAATTTATAAGATTAGCAGTCCTCAATGTGATAAATTTTATATTGGTATGACAACACAAACACTCGAAAAACGATTAAGAGGACATAAAGCAGCATATAAAAGATATGTAGAAAAAAAGTTGGGATGTTGTATAGCATCATTTGAAGTTGTTAAATTTGATGATTGTATTATTCAACTTATTGAAGATGTTAAATGTAATAATAAAAAAGAATTAGAAATGATTGAAGAAGCATATATTAAAGAGTATCAAAATAAAACGCTTAATAAGCATATCCCGGGAAGAATGATTATTAATAATGTTAAGGATGATACAGAATTTATAATAAATAATTATTTAAATTTAACTTTGGGCGTAAATGTTGAAGGATTGAATAACATTAAAATATATACTATCAATAAACAAATAGCAAAGATAAAAGAAATAATAAATGATATTGGATTTAATCTTGATAATAGAAATATCGAAATTAGGCACGATATATTTGTAAAAAATATTGATAAGGTATTAGAAAAGATGAACGAAAAAGAATTCAAACAATTATTTAATCATAACAAAATAACATTTATTAAATCAAGAATATCACAATTTTTTCGTAAATGGGGATTATGCTTTAATAGTAATGAGAAAAACAAACGAGAAGGAGACAAAGTTAAAACAATCACATATCATAAATTATCTAATATTAATGAGATTGATAATTATTTTAAAGTTTATGATATATGAATTTTTGTTGGAAAAATTGCCATAATATTTAAAAGAAAATCAAAAAATCCTACAAACTAATTAATTAGACATAATTATAGACACAATATTATCATTGATATCTGGTGATATTCTTGTTTCTTTTTGTTCTTCTTCAATTTCTTCAATTTCTTCTTGTTTTCTTATATATGATTTTTCATAATACATTTTACGTTTCATTAAATAATATTGTCTCTGGTATTTTTTAATTTTTTCTTTATAGTCTGGGTCGTGAGTAATTTTATATTGACGATATGCCTTTCTTTGCTTTAATATTGCTTCTCTATTGGAATAATAATAATCATTCATATTATAGAATATTAAATTTTTTTAATGTCTTAATATGTAATATAAATATGAATGATAATTATTTAAAGAAAAAGATAATACCAAATTCTTTTAATAGTGAAATAATAAAAGCAGTCAAAACAATAACTTACAATGAGAAAAATATAATTTTTGCTGGTTCGTTTATTAGAAAATCTTTTAGAGATAGTAGCGATATTGATTTAGCAGAAACTTTTGACACTGATAAGCAAACATTGAAAGGATTGCAAGAAATCATTAAAAAGATATTGGCAAATAAAGAATATATTTTATTAGACATCAAATCAGGACTAAACCCATATTTTAAGAATGCTTTTCTAAATCTTGGATACATCAAAAATCAAGAAATACATGAATTCAACCACGAAAAAACAATTAATGAAATTCATTATTTTAAAAATTACATTGATAAAGAAGATTACAATGAATTATTAAAACTATGTCAAAAGAATATAAGTCTAAAAAATTATTTTGATTTATGTGAAAAGATAAGGAAAATAATTACATTACGTTGGGAAGCAAAAGAAATATTACAAGGTTATAAAATAATTCATAATCAGCCAATATCATTAGTATCAACTTTATCAACATTTATTGTAAAAATTGATATGGCATTTTCATTCAATGGATTTTATACAGAAATATCAAATGTTTTCTCAAATAAATCAGCATTGAAGTATGGACGGACATTTCCACCAATTACACCAAACCCGGACGAATATTCGTATTGTATCAAATATAATTTATTAGAATTTCTAACATTTGATAAACCATTAAAGGCATTGAAACGTGTATATACATTAGCACTCACGGACAATGATAAAAAATTATTACACAAATTATATCCAATACTAATTTCAAATGTAGCAATATTAAATAAAGCAAATAGCATTCTTAAAACATTTATTTCTATTATTGAAAAATACGGCAATAAATACAATAATGAAATTAGACAACAACTAAATAATTTGAAAGTTCTAATATCAAATATTTATGAATTTAATTTTAATGAAATGGAAATTGACAAAGTTTTTGATAATAAAAATGTATCATTAAAAGTATTAGAAAGTGTAAGTGATAAATTTGATAATGTAATAAACAAACAAACCAATAAATTAATAGACGAATATAAAATTACAATTCCTAAGAAATATTTATTATAAATTTATTCTAAGTTATTATCATTTTTAATATGTATTTTTAATATATATTAAATGGCTGAATTATCATTCTCAAAAGGAAAACGAATTGCGGTTGTTGAGAATTCTAAAATAAAAGCAGAAAACGGAACAGAGATATTTTTATATCATCCCGACCATAAATGCTGTCTAAAATGTAATGATAAATGTAAAAAAGGAAATAAATGTTGTGAGAGTTGCGCTAAAACAACATATCACGAAAAATTAGCAGTAAAAGACACTAATATTGATATTGATAATTTGAAAAAAATAATGTCAATATTTGGAAATAAAAGTTTAAAATTAACTGATGATGAGTTAGATGACTTAATTGATACAAATATCTCAGGTGGTGCGTTAGTTGGTTCTAATGTTGGAAAAGATAAAATAATTTTACGTAGTGGAAATTTTCAAATAGCACCATCTAACGTATACGGACAACCTAATAGAATATTCGTGTGTGGGCGTGCTGGTTCTGGAAAATCATTTTGGGTTGCTGAATATTTACAACAATTTAAAAAATTCTATCCAAAAAGAAGAATATATTTAATTTCACAGAAAACTCACGATAAATTATTAGACCCATTAATTCATAAAAGAATACCAATTAATGAAATAGAAAGTGCTAACTTTGATGCTGACGACTTTAAGGAATGTTTAGTTTTATTTGACGACGTTGATGTTATCAGTAATAAGAAAGAAGAGAAAGCAGTATTTGACTTAATAGCTAAAATATTAGAAGTTGGCAGAAGTTTAGACACATATTGTATTTTAACCTTACATATAGCCGCATCACACGGACAGTCTAAAAGGATATTAAACGCATGCACTCATCTAACATACTTCAAAGACTCCGCAACACATAGCAACGAATATGTTTTATCCAATTATTTTGGATTTGACAAGAATGAATTAAAAGCATTGAAAAAATTGAATTCACGAAGTATTACAATTATTCGTGATGTTCCACAACTGATTTTAAGTAATGAATTATTATGTTTTCAAAATAAATTAGTAGAGTGATAATATATAATGATTGGTGGCGATAATCCATTATCATCGAGCGACCTAAAAAAGATGTTTGACGGTGATTTAAAAGTAATGCTTTACAAAGAATTGAAAAAATGTAAAACAATTGACGATGTTTTATATCCTTATAATAGAGTTTGTATTTTATACAATTGGACGCCATCAGTGGGACATTGGACGTGTTTATTTAAAAAAGATAATACAATATATTTTTTTGATAGTTTCGGCAGTATTCCGGATGGTAAGACAAATATGGGTCAAATACCAAAGAACATACGAAATCATATGGGATTAGATTATAAATATTTGACGAAATTATTATATCAATCACCCTACGAAATAGATTATAACCCTATGTCAATACAACACACGAGCAGTTCTACATGTGGGCGTTATTGTGCTTTACGTATGGCATTAGACGATATGACAACAGAAGATTTTAATAAATTATTTTCAAACAATAAGAAATTAAATGATGAATTAATTATGAATTTAACAAATGAAGACTAATTTTATTTTATATATTATTTGTATATATAATGTCATCCTATACAAATAATATGAGTATCAGTTATTATAATGCTACATTAACAAATTCTAACCAATTAACATATTCTTCAATTCCAGCAGAATTTAACCAAGTTTTTGATAATTCTTTGATTGATAGTGCTAAAAATTATGATGTTTGCGTAACTCGTTTTTGCTTATCATCACAATCTATTCCATTTTGGGCGTGCCCTATTCAATTAAATCAACCTAATCCAAATTTAACGCCTTATGGTATTCAATTATCATATAAGTCTCTTAGTAATAATGAAGTATCATTGGACGATTATGAATATTTATTATGGAGTGATAGCAATTCTGTTTTACCCCCGCAACCAGTATATCCAGCAGGAAACATAACAAGACAGATTATGTCAAATGGTTATTATTTTAGTTATGATAAAATAGAATTTGTAACGATGTTTAACAAGGGTATGTCAAGGGCATTAGCTGCGTTAAGAGCAAAATTTATAGCAACCTTCCCAGGTGATGGCGATGTGCCCCCAACCGGAGCACAATATATTGTCATCGGGGGTGATAAAAAAGTAAATCCAGACAACTCATTTCCATTTTTAGTTTGGGATGATAGTTTGTCAAAATTTCGATTAGACACTAACCCTTCTATATATTATAATCAAGGCACATTGGCAGAAAGAGGAGTGAAAATTTATTTAAATAATTTGTTATTTCCTCTTTTACAGTTTCCATTTTCAACATCACAATATAACCGTCCCGCGAATATTCCCGATGCTTATTTAATTGTTATCCCAAATAATTTTTTTAATCACGCAAATCCCCCATATAGACCCCCAACCGCAGCTTTCTTTACATTATTGTCAGTTTACTCAGACCATAACACATTAGGTTGTTTTTCACCATTACAAAGAATTATATTCACGTCTAACACTTTAACAACTAAACCGGAAAACGTGCAACCCGAAACCGATTTTTCAACAACGGCAAATCCAGCAACAACAAATAACATAAACGGACAAAAAATATTGGTTGATTTTGAAGCAGATATGTTTTCAACAAATGATGTGAATAGGGATTATATACAATTCAATCAATCTATAAATAATAGCAGATTAATAGGATTACAAAATAGCCGAGATGATATTAAGCAAATGGACGTTAAATGTTGGTGGAGTGATTTTAATAATAATATGTATCCCATAGTGTTATACGCCGGGCAAAGATTTGATATCAAAATCGCATTTGTTCCAAGAGATTATGTAAAAACAAATAATTAAAAAATTTGATTATTAAAATTTAATTTAATTATAATAGCATTTTAATTTTATATATAATTTATATATATATAATATGTCTCAGGCAATCCCCGTTCCTCTTCATAAAGTTCTCGTAGTAGATCCCCTATGCGACCAATCAACCGAAGCAATTTTTGCTGTTGAAAAATCGGCATCTATTCAAAATTATTATAACATTTCTTCAACAAATAAAAGTTCTAATTCGATTAGTTGGACTGTAAATTGTAATAGTGAGAATACTATAACTGACCGCGTATGGCTGTTAGATATTAGAGCAAAATTAACTATTCCTTGGAATGCTAAGCCAGCAGATGACACTATATGTCTTAGACCAAACGCACTTTCACTCTGTGCTACTTCTATTGTTTTACAACAAGGCAACTCTTCAACTTCTATACAATCATCTCAAATTGCTTCCGCTCTTCAACGTTATGGATTTTATGACAAATATTTAAATTATAGTGAGGCAAACCCCGATTTAGATATGTCAACCCCTTATGTTGCAGGACAAGGCCCATTTTTAACCGCAAATCAAATTATTGGTGGTAAGTATCAGGGACGGTTTGCGTCATCTTATGTTGAAAGTGCATCTTGGGCGGGAACTACTCTAACTCTTGGTGTTCGATTTCTTGAACCCGTTTTAATCCCCCCTCTTCTTTCAGGATTAGAACAACGTAAATGTGGGCTACGCCGCATAGCACAATATCAACTCACTTATAATTTTGGCAGTTTTACTCGTGCTGTTTCTTGCGTTATGTCTAATGCGGCCTATGTTACTGGCCCAGTTACGGTTCTATTTGATGGTGAATGTAATTTATCATTACTCCAAGCCATCCCATCGCCTCTTGATGTTGGACGAACATTAAGCGTTCAAAGTTTGCCCTACGATGAATTTGTCGCCTTTTCATCTACCGAGCAACCTATGTCAATGTCTGCAGCTACCGAAATCGGTGGTGCGGCCGTCCGCTTTTCATCGTCTGTTATTCAGGTTAGTCGAATTCCCGAAGCTATTTATGTTTTCTGTCGTCCTACGGATGCCTTCATGAATTCATCACCTCACGTCACTGACACTTTTGCCCGATACGTTCAAAATTCATTGAGCGTAAATTTTAATGGTGTTAATCAGTTTCAAAATGCCAGTGATTTGAGTGTGTATCGTCTATGCCGTCAAAATGGATGTAATATTCCTTGGTCTCAATTCAATTGTTCCGGTATTGATACTATTAATTATAATGATACTGGTGCGATTTCTTATAATTCCGGTGTCGGTGCTGTTATTTGCCTCAAACTTTCAAAGGACATCACATTAGATAGTTCCCTTGCCCCATCTTGTAATACTAAATGCAACGTTCAAATAGAATGTTCTTTCCAAAATCCTATTTCTAAAATTACTGCTCCTGCTGAGCCGCAAAATCCTTATAATGTTGATAGCATCCCCTTTAATATGTTCGTTGTAATCCATTATAGCGGGGTTCAAGAAACATACGCGTCAAATACTGTTGCTACTACTATCGGTGCTTTGAGTGTTGAAGATGTTTTAACTGCTGTAAAACGAAACGAACGCGTCCAATATGATGTTATTAACGATGACGTTTTCGGCGGTGCTTCATTCTTGGATAAAGTTAAGAAATTCCTAACAGAAGGTAAATTAACAAGTGCACTCAAACAACTCAAACAATATTTTTCTCATCCCCTAACAAAAGAGGTAGGACGAACAGCCAAAGAGTTTCTACGTGGTCGTGATGAAGAAGGCAAATCACAAGCCGCTGATTTGATTGAAGAAATTGGGTTGGGTATGTCGGGCGGTCGTAAAATGACTAAGGCAATGCTTAAACGTCATCTATTAAGTTAAATAATTTTTTGAAATATTTATTATTATTTGAAATAAAATAATAATAAAATAAATTGTATCCATATTATGTATTATCATTTTAGAATAAATCAAATGATGGATACAATAATTAATAATAATATTTTGGTTGTTTTTTTCTTTTATTCTTTCGTTTCTTTAAACCAAATCCCCAATCCTCATCAACAAATTCCTCATCCTTTGTTTCCATATTCTTAGATAATGCTTGGAATTTCTTATTTGCTTTTATTAGGTCATTAAATGATGGTTCAGCTTTTTTAACTTCTTTTTG